CGTATCTGTGAGGCTCTACATTCTTCCAGTTATATCTATCATATTTTTGTGCTCCAATAGTTAGAACCTTAGCTAGGTCCTCTAGGGCATGTGCATCTATAAGGTCATATTGTGGTTTATCTGTATCGAATTTCTTTCCTTCCATGACTCCCTTTAATGGATCTGGAGAGCGAATTTAAAGCCTAAGCTACTCTCCGGTTGACACCTGGTCCATGACCCATATCTTATTCTATCACACTTTGCTTTTTAAGTCTACCCCATCTTTCATACCAAGATAAAGTAAATAGGTCCTCTAGATATATAGCTCTTTTGCTGTACTCTAGCCATTTGACCTTAGGCATCTTAATCAAATCTTTCTTCATTATTGTCTCAATCTTAATACATCCAAATATTATGACTTCCATGTGTTCCACATCGACAAGACAAGGGATAAGAAAATCCCGATTAGTAACATTTCTGAATAGTTTATCAACATGTCCCATACCATTACCACCATACTGTAGAATATAGGACTTACCATATTTAGCAGCCGACTCAACGCATTGTGATTTACAATGAAATCTGTTACCAGAACTATCTGTAATGTCAGCATCATAACTTTTCTTCTTAGTTTCATATACGTTAAAGTCCGGTGCTGTAGCTTTAATACCCAGCCTTTTAAGAGCCCTGTAGATGCCTATCTCTCCCAAAGCTCCAATAGTAATATCGTGGGTAATCTTGTCTAGGCTACCCTGTCCTCTTTTCTTGTAGTGATCTATAGATAGATGTACTCTATCATTGGCAAACTGTGTCGCCTTCTCCAGATCTTTCTTCTTTAGCTCTACTGTCAATGATTTCATTAGATAATTCCTTTATCTTCTTTTCAGCATACTGTAGCCTTTGCTTCAGATATTTTACTTGAGATCTAAGAACTGCGTTCTCCCTCTCTTCTCTTTTTAGTCGTGTATAAATTCTGTTCTTGTCATCAATGAGTTGATCAATAATCTTGTCTCTACTGTCTCTCATCTTCATTATCTTGCTCATGACTAGCCCTTAGGACACCAATCGTAATGATGTGGTACTTCCAGTTTGTCGCCTCCACACTCGCAAATAGATGGCAAATTCTTCTTTCTGATGCTATCAGTCCATAATTCTAAATCTTCTTCCTGGCATGTGATTTCTATGTCTGGCATATCGAGTAGAATAACTCTGTATATTGCTTTGCCTTTGTATAGCTCTCTACCTACCACGGCTCCTAAGCTATCATGGCTTATACCCTCCCTCGTAATTCGTACCCAATCTCCATTCTCAAACATTACTTACAATACCTTGGTGAGATAGTTGACTCTACACTGATTTTAACATCAGGTACTACGAGTGACATTGAGTTTACCATAATTTCTTCCTGTAGTCCACGCATTTCTTCTGCTGTATTTTCAGGTACTTCCGTGATTATTTCGTCATGCACAAACCCTACAAGCTTAAATCCTGCGTCCATGAGGTTATATAAAGCTATTTTGGCTCCATCTGCTGCTAGTCCCTGGAAGGGTGTATTCTTCTCAGCACAGTATGTTGTATTGGCTCTTATACGTCCTGTAAGGGTGGTTACAGACCCTTCCTCTCCCTTCATGTATTCCTTCATCTCAGGGAACGCCTCAAACCATGTATCCTTCATCTTTTGAGCCTCATGCTCACTTACATTAAGATCATATCCTTTTGCAAACTGTATAAAGGTTTCTATGCCTAAGCCTCCTGGGAAGCCAAAGTTTGCAGCCTTAGCAGCCTGTCGCTGCCATTTCTCTACCTTATCTTCTTCTACACCAAATAGGACAGACGCATAGTATTTATGCAAGTCTGCCCCATCATTTATCTTGTTACGCATTACTGAGCTACCGTAATTTGTGTAAACATGTTGAGCTAAGGTAGCAAGCTCAATTGCGCTGTAGTCAGTTATCAGTAATGTATTCCCTTCCCTCGCTTTGAACATAGATCGTATATCTCCATCCCTGGGAAGCTGTTGTATGTTAGGTGAAGAACATCCTGTCCTACCTGTATTTTTTAGTATGTCATACCTTGGATGTACTCTACTGCCTTGTAGTTTTCTAATAAAGAATGTTGTTTTTTCAGTACGTTTGTACTCCAAGAATGATGCTATAAAGGGATTATCGCTGTACTTTTCCAGATCACTCTCCTTCATGGAATAATCCCCTTGATCTGTCTTAGGTAGTGGTAGTCCACTAAATTCTATTACATAATTATATGCAGCTTGATTACCTTTGATGCCTTTTACAAATCCGTAAGCAGACATCTTTGCATGTAATACCTCCAGTTTAGAGTTAAGTTCTGTTAATAGTGCGGAAGCTCTTTCTTCATCAAATCCAATACCATTTTTATACATCCGGTTAAGAGCTAATGCTCCAAGCAATTGTATGTGATGTGACAAATTGGTACTTGTATTTAATTTAGAGACTTCCAATCGGAGTCTGATAAAACAATAAAAGGTTGCGATAACATCTGAGGCTCCGTATTCAAGGAAGGCTCTCGGTATGTCCTGTAAGGGTACATCTTTATACTCTGCAAAGTTACATCTGACGTCTTCGTTTTTGTCGAGTTCTTCTCCGATGAGTTCTCTTGTGATATGAGCGAGGCTGTACCTACGAGGAACATCGCCCACAGTAGCCAAGCCAACAAGCCTATACATAATATTAATATCGAAAATCCTATCACGTTCTATCTGCTCCTTCAGAAGGTACTTGTCTTCCGTAAACTTGCGTAATACATCTATATCGAAAGGAGCGTTAGCAAAGACGAGTGTTCGAGTCACATGCTTTTTTAAAAAGTCGCCTACTAAGCTCCGATCAACATAGTACAAAGATTCTCCATCAAACACTTGGAAAGTTACTAGATCAGGAGTCTCTGTAAAAGGTGCGATTGTAGTTTCAGTATCAATGGCAAGGATGCTTCCCAGACTCTCTCCCTGCCAGAATTGAATTGTGTATTCCTCACCATTGAATATCATCTACTACTTCCTACTGTATTTTTTTACTACGTTACGTGGTTTATATCCTGGGTTACTTTCTATTGCTGTATTAACAATAAACTCCCTTCCAATAAACTCTTCTAGTTGACTACTATCGTTGCCTAAGGCTTCAAATCCTCCATGCACACCAATAGATTTAAGCATACTATCTAGCCTCTGTAAACCTATTCCTGCTGCCTTAGCGTTAGGGTGACTAATTAAAAATGAATCCCAAATTAAGCGGTTCTTAAAATCTCCATTTGTAACTTGAAAGGATACATTTACCATTGTACCGTTTCCGGCTTTAGTGGACTTCTCGCTTATGCGATTTAAGCTCACTGTGTAACTATCATCTGGTAGAGGTTCATAAGATTTTTTCTCTCCTAATGATTGTGTTGATACTCCTTGTATTGCCATGTGTTCTCCTTGTTTGTGGCAGGTTATAAGTCTGACAACTTTTTACTATATTCTTCGTGTACACCATTTAAAAATAAATCTAGTTCTATAGCCTTGTATCTTTTAATACTATCAGCTACAATATCTAGAACTAACATCTGATCTTCTATAGATAAATGATCTAAATGTTCTGTATTCATAACTTCTTGTATAACATCAAACATTGTTGCTTCATTAAAAGGTTCCATAATAATAATTCTCCTTCATTAATTTATATATTGCTCTAGGCGTTTCTGCCTCTCCATCTTTAGTTACTTCCACAACAGTTCCAGGACCCCTTTTAAGTCTCCCACCGTCACCAAGCACGTAATTGTGAGAATTATTAAACTGATGATAATGCCTTTCTGCGCTAGGGTTAAATTCACTCAGCTTTCTTAGTTTTCTTGCGTGTCTTCCGTTCACTTTTACCTTCCTTTGCAGCTACTTCTGCATCACTTTGTATAGTAGCTTGACTAAGTAATTGATATATAAAATCAATCTTACCTGCCATTTCTATTAATAAAGCTTGTCTTTCTAACTCTAATTCTTTTTTATTCACTTTTGTCTCCTTGTGTTACGCCAATAAATAAACGTAGTGTTAAATTTAAAGCTATACGAAATAAATCATATAACACTAACCCTTCTATAACTCTTAATGTAAGTTCACTCATCATACTCTCCCAAGTGTAAACATTCTTCTAACTCTACTAACCTATTTTTTAGATTACGCAATTCATTTACCCACATGGGTATATCAGCACTAACTGGATTTAATTCTAAATGATTATTTACAAGTTTTATAGCATCTCTGTAATCTCTAATCATATAAATTAACTCCTCTTTTTTCATTCCTTAAACTCAGCCCAGCTTGGTAGATCAACTTCTTGTATCCCCTCTTTAAAGTATATACCTGTCTTCTCAGCTTCCGCAAGGTTTTTTATTGCTGTTTTATATTTTTTTCTACCATTTTCTAGTAGT